GGAGCACCACCTGACAGCGCACCGCCGAGACCCTTGCCAAGGGCACCACCAATGGATGAACCAATAGGCCCGAAGAACGAGCCACCGATCGTACCAGCCATACCAAGCAGACCTGACATCATGCCACTCTTGGCTGCTTGCTTGGCATTGAAAGCATCCATCTCAGCCTTGTAACTCTTCTCAGCTGCACCCACGAGGTCAGGCGCCTGTGCTGCCTGAGTCATGGCGTAGCTGCCGAACTGTGGTTGTTCCACCTTCATGCCCAGCAGTTTGGTGAGCGTATCCATCGGATCAGCACGGCGATCGTAGGTCGCAGCTTGCTCTTGGAACTGCTGACCGCGCAGCTGTTGCAGCATCTGTTGGACTTGTGCGTTCTGCTCGAACTGCTGGCCTTGGCTCAGGTTGCCGAACTGACCTGCCTGCAACTCTTCTTGCATCTGCTGCTGACGTTGCTGGTCTGCGAACTGCGCGCCTTGCAGTTGTTGCCCGAAGATTTGCTGGTTGTTGCTCAGACCACGGTTGAAGATGTCACCATAGGCCTGGGTTGCACTCAGCAGTGCTTGCTGTTGCGCATCGGTATCGCCCTGGTCCAGGGTCGTCATGGCCCGTTGGAACGCGGCGGAGTCTTCTGAGATACCCTGGCTCTTCAACCGTTGAATCTCTGCTTGACGTGACTGCTCCCGCATCGGTGCGAGCCGTCCCATCATTGCTTGTTGAACTTGCTCGACTGCACCGAAACCTGGGTCAAGCTTGGAGATACCAGAAGTGTCGAGGCTCCCATAGTTACCAAAGCCAGACCGATCGATACCTGTCTGGATGTCGGTCAAGCCACTGGTGATTGAATTCGGGTCGACACCCACCAAGTCAGTGGGGGTGAATGACTTGCCACGGGTTTCCAAGGCCTGACCAAGAAGACCCTGCGCACCACTTGTCAGACCAAGCTGCAACTGGCGTTGCTGATCCAAGATGGCCTGGTCTTGGTCGTTGAGCGTTGTCTTCTGCGTCCATTGACCAGTGGTTGGGTCTTGACTCCATTCCAGGTTGCCGTACGCACTTTGCTGATTGGAACGGTTCGCCTTCAGAGCGTAGTCTTGACTAGCTCTGTCAGCCTCGCTCTGCTGCTTGGCAAGCGCCATGTAGTCAGGCGGCGGCGGGGGCGGTGGTGCTTTCTTTCCCATGATTTGTCCTTAGGAATCTGCACTCATGCTTGCGCATGACAAACAGAAGAAGCGCACCATCTGGGTGTGCATCTGGAAGGATGTACGTGGTATTGAAACCAGCATGTGTAAGTAGCTTGATCATCCGCACATTGGCAGCTGAAACTTCACAGATGATTTGGTTCGCGCCACAGACAACGAAGGGGTAATGGAAGATAGCAAACAAGAAGTCGCGTGTCAGCCAGTTGCCATCAACACCAGCTGCATGCATTCTGCAACTGGCACCATTCCAGTCATAGTAGCCCACGACACCTCGAATGCCATGGGCACCATACAGACCGAGACAGACAATACGAGATCCTGAGACAGGCCCAGCCCGCTCGCAAAGCCACTCTGTCATCTCGCCTTGATGCGTGGACCTGATCATAGGATCCCCGTACCATTAACTAGCGTGTAGCCAGTTGTGATCCACAGCACTTCCATGTCTGTCTGAAGAGTCATGCGAAGAGATGCTGCAGAACCAAGACCAAGCGTTTGGATCCACTGCCTCTGAATGCTTGAGCCACCGCCCCAGAAATCCACGTTCCAAAAAGCTTCATTCCATAAGGCAAGACTGGTACCACCAGCAGACGGATTGGGTGTGGGAACCTGTCTGACTTCATAGTCATACAAGACGGCAATCGAGACGTTCTGTGGGCGGCCAGTGGAGAAGATTGGCTGCGCCATGCCAACCTGCTTCTGCGTAGACCTGTTTCCGAAATAAGTGAAGGCCTGCTGCACATTGGAGACAATGCCTCTGCCAGCAGACCCATCCAGTAGCACGTGGTCCTTGGGGCCATACCATGCACGATGGACTGAACCTTGATAATCTCCGAAGTACATCTCAGCATCGAGCGAACCCCAACATGCAGCATCCATACCCAAGAACTCAGTCCATGAGTTGATGAGTTGATTTGCTGCAAGTTGAATGTTCCCATTCAATGTCACCGATGGGACATTGAGTAGAAGCATGCTGTACTTCGTGTAGTAATTCAAACTCCAGTGATCAAGGTCACCGAGCGTTGCTGCCAGCTCTGAGACAATGAACTGAATTTTGGATGTGATGAATCTGGCGTCGGACTCTGTGTTGCTGAGGGAGGCCAGCAGTTTGTTCAAAGACACCACACCTTGGGTTGTCAGAATGTAAAGGTCACCTCCGACCTTGGTACACCCTCGTGAACCAGCCACAGGCGGTCCAACGTAGTATACTCCAACAAGTCCCCAGGTAGCTGCGTTATTAGGATCAGTGCCTTCGTAGATCGCCGCTTCTCCACGAGAGGACATTGCCACGAGTCTGTCTTGCGCGCCGCTGTTATCGTCCACTGTCCAAGTAGTGAGATATTGCAGGTAACCGCCACGTCCGAAGACGGGACCAAAATCGTACCGCTCCATGGTACCTTGATATTGGTCGGGAGGTAGATACCAACCGAAAGTGGTTTCACGCTGGACACCCCAAAGTCTCCGTTGGTGGACAGTAACTTGAATGATCGAGGTCGGTGAAACACCAGCCCAAGTAAATGGGGCGATGCCGTCACCGGCTGCAATGCGGTTGATGGCTGCCTCACCAAAGATGATTGGCTCCTCCAGGCCGTTCACAGCAATGAGGAACGAACCAGCAGTATTGGTCATCATGACCGACTGCCACATTGCACCTGCTAAGCCAGTGACCACTGGAGCACCAACGACACCACTCAGGGTAATGTCATAGACCTCTGTACCAGCCCATGCATAGAACTTCTGGGCACCCGTACGCGTAGAGAGCGTTGCCAATGTCTCCACAGCGGCGGGCATGCCGGTGGCCCACGCAATGTAACCACGACGGACAGAACAGCCAAATGGTTGAGGCCACCAGTTCTGCAGCAAAATAGCATCCGTCTCTGCCATTGCGGCTAGAGAGTCACGAGCGTTCAAACCACCAACAGGTGCTGGAACGTTCGTGGGGGCGCTGACCTGCCGTTTGACTGGGAATAGCATTACATGATGCCCCAGTTGCCATCAGGGATGTTCTTGATCCCGAGTAGATATTCAGCTTGCATACCAGCAAGATTCAGGATTGGTGCACCTGTATCTTTGCCAGTAAGACTGTTGAAGGTGCGGACAAAGTCGCCTTGCAGTGCTGTAGTGTCAAAGCCCTTCAGTTCATAGAACTTGAGCTTGGTGAACTTGATGATGAGCCATGGATCATACCAGACCACATCACTATCAGCACTTGCCATCTCTTTGGTGGCAGGCAGAGAGGAGCTGTCTGAGACCCAAAACTTGATGATGTACTCCATTGCCAGATTGAATGGAGTATCACTCGTCGGCGTGGGGAAGACAACGAACTTGTCTTGCATCACACGGAAGCGGAGCTGCGGGAAACCAGCCACAAGACTACCTTTCAAGAAGGCCCACTCTTGTGCTGACTTTGGACCAGACAACGGCCAGTGGTTGGTTCTGTCCCATTGAGTCTGGTCTGTGAAATACTTGTAGTCATCAGGTAGCGGATAAGCCGACTGACCTGGGACCATCGTGACAGTGAACTCCTTGGCAAACTGCTGCCACGGGTAATACGTGTTCAGCTCGTTGCCAGCAGAGTTCATCAATGCCAGAATTTGAGAAGACTGGACCTCGGTCTGTCCCGACACACCAACGAGGGATGGTGTCGGGATCAGACCGAGTTCTGCGACCAGTTGGTCGACGATGGCTTTTGCCGTCCAGTAGGCCATGATGCTTCCTCAGGCAGGCTTGACCGCTGCCGTTGCCGTCGCTTGTGGCTGCGCCGCAGCTGCGGTCTTGCTGAGCTGTGCCATGAGCGCCGTCATCTGCTGCTGCATCTGGGCGATCTGCTCGTCACGCTTCTCGAGCTCCTTGTTCATGCGCTCGATGGGAGCGTTGCCCGCTGCAGCCTCGAGGAAGGACTGGGCACGGCGCTTGAGCTGCTGGAAGCCCATGAACTTGTGGGTCTCGGAGTCGGGCATCGCCACCAGTTGCTCCACCGTGTGGCAGTTGAGCGCGGCGAACTCGGCCACCTGCGAACGCGTCATCCAGGGCACCTGCGACAGCGGGGTCCCCACCATGAGTTGTTCCTCGTTGGCCTTGTACCGTGCCCACTGCTGCGGGAAGCGGCGCTGATAGTGCAGCGAGGCCTTGGCGATGAACGTGTCCCGCGTGCCAGGCGCGAGGATCTTGATCATGTCACGGTCTTCGAAGATGGGCCGACCTTCGGTCTCTGACTTGAAACCGTTCTGGATGGCCATCTTGAAGAAGATCACAAACAGTCGCTTGTCAGCTTCTGCTTGTTGACCATCCTCGAAGTTCATGTCATAGGGGACTTCTTCGACAAGCATGTCATCTACCTCTGGTTGGTTGAAATCAGGCCTCGATGGCCCAGCCGTACTGCCCGGTCGTCATGGCTGACCGTACTGCGAAGGTACCAGCACCGGCAGTTGCCACACCCGCCGCGATGGCGACCGTTGCCCCTGCTGCGATGGCACCACCAGCCTGCACCCACTGAAGGAGCTTGCCGATCGCTGCACCTTGGTTGCCACGCACCGTGAACCCGATCGCTTCACCGAGTACGTTGGTATCGTACACGGTCACCGCGTTGGCGCCGGCGTAGTTGTCCGAGGCCTCTGGACCTGGATCCAATGGCTTGGTGCTCATGTTCTGGACATAGGCCCCAATCGGGGGCTGCTTGTTGGTGTTGGCGAGGCCGATGCACGCGCCACCGTTTCCTGTGCTCATGATCTACTCCTTTCAAAGGGTGTACTTCGGGAAAATGATCCCAGTCATCTGGGCGCTGCGAAGGGTGACATTGACAGCCGAGGACGATGATCCGATGTAAAGTTGGAACACGTCACCATCTGCGATGTCTTCAAAAGTCCACGAGAACATCGTAGACTGGAAGTCCGTGAGACCACTGCCTGAGAGTGTGGCTCTGAACGGAACGAGTACTCCATTCTTGGCGAAGTAGAACAGAACGTCCACGCCGCCAGATGCCGACATCGTGACCGCAAGCGTCAGGTGCAACATCCCGACAGAGGTATGACTGAGAATGTCTGCAAAGGGATCAGCACGAGCCTCGACGACATCTGGAGATGGGGAGGTAGAGAGCGTGAAGAACGAAGCAGGAACAGGGATCGGTGTTGGGTTGAGCGCGATGACCGGTGCCGTGAGAGGCATACCTGCGATCCGACACACCACCGTGCTCAGAGAGTCGATGGTATCGTTCATGATGTCCCGGACAATGGCAGGGGTGATGAGCCCCTCATCGTTGTCGGGTAGATCTGATGCGACTCGGTCAATCAAGTCTGGCACTGTGCGACGCATACTCTTCTCCTAGAGGAAACCTTGATTGAACCCAGAACTAAACGAAACCACTGGCGGTTGATCTGGGGCAGTAATCGACTGGAGTTGATTTGCCAAGAGCCGTGTGTTGTAGTACTTGAACCGACGGAGGTGACCATTCATATTTGGCAAGCCTGTTCCTGCACCCATGCGAATAATGTTCACTGTCGGAAGAGTACCAGCAAGTGGGGAATTTGACAAGCCTTGGTGCGCAATAGCATAGTCGTTCAACTTGTAAGCCAAAGCCATTCTTTGAAGCACGCCTGAAAGAATCGTGGGACTGCCAGATACAAGCGCCTGAAATTGCTGGACGTTGTTATCAATGGACAAGAAGTTGGACTGAGAGCCTGAAGACTTCCGTATCTGCATGCGTTCAGCTGTTGTGCCGTCATCAGCACCAAGTATGGGCCTTAGTCCACCTGGATCTGAGGCGATGATCCAAAAGCCTTCCGCAAACATCGTTCCTTCGGCAACATTCCAGAACCCTGAGAAGTTGGCCCCTGAGATGGCTGCCAAATCGGCATTTCTCGTAACTGCGGAACCAGCAGTAGGGATGTAGCTTGTAGGGTGAATACCTGCTTCAAGTTGAACACCCCAAAGGAAAAATCCACTGACGCCATCTCCAGGATATGTCGTTGAGACATTGACTATCATTACCCGCAATTTGATGTCAGTAACCACAGCAGTGGACGGCTGACCAGACAATGTCAATCTGACCCAACCATTGGGATACTCCACAACTCGAAATGCTGAAAGAGCACCAGTACCTGCTTGAGATGGTGTGAGAACTTTTGTTACAAAGTTGTATCCACCACGAATGCTATCCGCATAAGAGTTAGAATACAGAGTTATCCATACAGTAGTACGGCCATTGGGCTTTACCCATAGCGAATATGAAAAAGCTTGATTGGCAGCAATGGTAATACCGCGCTCAAGATAGTGATCTGAGTTGTTAGTATTCTCAGCTAGCGTGTCTGCAGTTGTGTTGCCATCAGGCGCCACCGTAGTATTAGCTGCCACGGTAACATTTGACTTTGTTGCCCAAAGAGTAAAGTCCTCGCTGTTCGTGGCGTTATTCACCCGAGATTCTTCAGACAAAAGACCACGAACTACAAGCGTTGTTGGGTTGTAATCAAGACGGGGCGCATTGGCGGCCACCACTTCGACAAGACCTGCCGCGTTCACACGAGTTGCTGTACCAGCACGAGTATAGGTGATGAGCGGGCTGAGAGGCAAAACTGTGAAGTCGAGGTCTACGTTAGCCACAGGCGGAGCACCTGATGGGTCAATGCACAACCTACCCAGATCATCAACAGGAAGTCCTGCGATATACCGAGTAAATAGCGCACCGTATGTACAAACTAGACGACCAAGCGGTGTCTGCGCAAGTCCACCTTGAGATATGACGCCTGTAGCTCCACTTGAGTCATCGATGGAGAGGGCACCTGAGTTGGCATAACCCAGGCCACCTACAAAGATATTTGGCGTTGCTGTGCTGACAACAAGTTCACCGGCGGCATTCGTGGGAGTGCCACCGTTGAAGAAAGGATTGGGTACAGACGCACTCGTTTGCGTCTTGATGCGACCCGTTAGGCCGCGTGCCAGGATTTGGCTGTTGAGCATGATAGTTGAAGGAGGGACCTTGTGAGTCCCTCCTTGCTATCACTCGACCATGATGCCCTGGAACATCAGACCCGACGAGGTCAGGTTGCCGGCCCATGCCAGGATCTGCACGGCGGCATCCTGGTTGACCGACACGCGCTGACCCGGGGAGAGCGGGACCATGTTGCGGTCGGCATGGGGCCGATAGTGCAGGTACTTCGTGTTGAGGAAGTACGCGGTCGAGGGCGGGACGCCGGCCGACTGCGGGAGCGTGATGCCGCCGTCCAGGACCACATCGGCGTCCATGTACTTCACGGACATGAAGCCGAGCGTGGCCGTCTCGCTGCTGGTGAAGCGCTGGATCGCTTGGAGGCTGGCCATGTACATCGACCAGTACACGTTGTCGACCATGATCAGGTCGGGCCGGTCCGCACCACGCACCAGCTGTGCCCACAGGCGGTTCCAGTACGACTGGATGTTCGCCGGCGTCGTGGCTGCGCCACCATCGGTAGTGGCATCGAACACCTTGTTCTTCCAGAACGTCCAGGTGGCGCGGTCGATGCCGCCGACGATGTTGGTCGGTGTGACCGAGACCTGCTTGAGCAGACCGTCGATCTGCTTGCCGCCGGCTGCCGTGCCGTCCGAGTACAGGCCACCGCTGATCAGGTTCGCCATCGAGGACTCGCCGACGTCCATGCGGGCATCCAGCAGGTCGATGATCCGCTCACGACCGGCGTTCTGGAGTTGTTCCAGGCCGGAAATGGTGACCGGGCAGGCGGCTTGCTTGATGGCGTACTCGGCGGCGCTGATGACGTCCTGCGCGGCGATCGGCAGGGCCTCGTAGCCCGAGTACCAGCCGGCGTTGCCGTTGGGTGCGAACGACAGTTCTTGCAGGATGACATTGCCGCCGGAGAACGTCTTGATGTTGCCGCGCTTCTTGAGGCGCATCAGCAGTCCATTGTTGGACGTGACGTTGTCCGCGATCTCGCCGGTACGCGACTGGATGGTCGTGGCGATGATGTCGCTGATTGCTGCATTGGGGAATGCCATGATGGAGCTCCTACGTAGGTGGCAATGTCCGCTTCGTCGACGGAAGCGGCGTGGGTGGATAGGTCTGCTTGACCGGCTCGGGACGACGCAGAAGCGTCCGACGAAGAGGGAAGCTGGCCGGAGACAACAGTTGCCGAAGAAACCGCATCATGTTATGTCCCCAGTGCGTCCATTGCTGCTTCGATATGTGCCCTTCGATCAGTAGCTGACGATGATCCACCAGTTGGGCCACCTGGCGCGCCTTTCACAGACTGCGAAGCTTGCAATGCACGAGTCGCTCTGGCGTTCACCTGCGCCGCTTGAGTGGCTCGTTGTTGAGCTTGAGTCTGACTGGCGAGCTCCTGGCTAATGGTCGGGTCCATCAACACCGCTTTATTATACGCCTCAGGAAGCGAAATGGGAACGCCTTTTTTGGCCATCAGTTCGATCACATCCGCAATCGTCTCGCGAACCTGTTCGAAATACGGGTACTGAACCGTGTTGGCGGCCATCTGGTCGATCTCTGACGTGGCATGCTGTGCAGCCATCTGCTCCTGCTGCTGCCTTGTCTGCTGCTGCTGTTGCATGTACTGGTAAAACGGTTGGAGCTGTTGCTGCACCAGTCGCTGTACCTCCTCGTTGGGGTCCTTCTTCATCGTGCCGGACAGCGCAGCATCCAGGGCCTCGATGTTGATGTCGTAGTCCTTGATGATCTGTGCCAGATACGTAGCACGCTGCTGGGTGGGCGCCGTTGAGAGGATGTGGTCGGCCCGCATCAAGGCCTGCACCACTTGGACCGGATTGCCACCAAGGGCTTGAATGCGCGCCTCGTACGGAGCAAGCACTTGCTGGAAGTGGCCGACGAACTGTCTGGCCTGTGCCGAGTCGTTCAGGGCACGCGTCACCTCGACATCACGACGTAGCACCTCGGACTTCACCTCTGGATCGAGGCCGCTCCACTTCTCACGGAGCCCAGCTTTCCAGGACACCGGTGCACGGTCCTCTGGCTTCGGAGCTGCTGGGATTGCCGGAGTTGCTGGTACACCTTGAGCGACTGGCGCAGCAGGGGGCTCTTTGGGTGGAGTCGCCGGCGTGCTGGTCACCGCAGGTGCTGCGGGCGTCGATACCGACGAAGCTGGTGCAGCCGGCGACTCCAAACTCTTGGGCTCTGAAATGACGGCAGTGACCTTCTCGACTGCAGCATTGTGGTCCAGGCCTTCTTCAGCTGCATCCATCGCAGCTGAGAGTGCTGCATGACGTTCTTCGCCCATTATGTATACCTCTTAGTAACTTCGTGGATGATCCGCTCTTTGCGGGCTGCGGCGCTACGCGCTTTGTCTTGCGCGGAACGCATGTCTGATGTCATGGTCAATACCGGAAGACCTGTGAGCTCTGCGTTCGGTACCACATCATGACGCTTGCAATGCTCTCGTAGGCCTGCCCTGCCACTGTACAGCTTGTGGTCAATGGGGGAGACGAAGTCGGGCAAGTCCCCCAAGATGGCGACACCACCCTTGACCTCTGGCTCAGGCCTCTCGCCCTTCCGATACGGGGGCGATCCGTCTGCTGGATAGATCCAGGTCTCTCTGCTCATGTAGCACCTTTTTGGCAAACCCTTGACGAATCTTACAGAAGTAGCTGGGTGATATCCCCAGCTCTCTGGCCTTGGCTGCGGCGTTACCCTTGAACGCCCTAATCATTCGTACGGTTGTTGGAGACAGCTGCAGTCGCTTTCTTGGCTTCGACACTGGCTTCTCCTTGTTCACGGGTAACCTCGAGCTTGATGCGACCCAGCGTCTCAGCCAGCATGATCTTGAGCTCGTTCATCTGTGTGGTGAACTGCAGCTGCATCTGCATCATCATGCGCTCGTTGTTGATCCGCGCCTGTTCTGCGGCCATCTCCATCTGTTGCCGTTGTTGGTCAAACGCCATCTGCTGTTGAGCTGCAGCTGCATCTTGTTGGGCCTTCTGTTGCTGCAGTTGCATCTTGGCCTGTGACTCACGTTCCTTGAGAGCGAGTTCAGCCTTTGCCTTCTCAGCCTCTGGATCTGGCTTCGGTGTATCAGGCTGCTTGGACAATGTGTCGAGTGTCTTGTCCAGCATTCCTTCGATGTCCTTGACACCTTGGAATGCGGAGATTGCCCACTTGAGAAGTCCGATGAACAGCGGTTCAGATCCAGGCAGAGCAGCCATTGACTGCCCAGCTGAATTAACGAAACCACTGAAAGCATTGAGGAACTCAATGCGGTCCTGCTTCTCAACAGCATAGTCTGCTTGCGCAATACTATCGGGAAGCACCTCAATGCGCCACTCGAATCCGTCGTCTGACTGAAGAAGCTCCAGTGCTTGCGGAACCAGTTCTTTGTCATCGGTTTGGTTGATGTTCGATTTCTGGATCAGGATGTCAGGGTCAAAGTGCTTGACCATGATCTCACCTTTGATACGGAGGACATCGCCGGCGAACCTGGCGACCTCGTCCTGCAACTTCTTGATGCGCACAGACGCGAACTGTGCCTTGAGTTTCTGTGCGCCCAGTGTCTCTGAGGCCTTGGAGGCACCACGCACGATGTCTGCGATGCCGCTCAGTTCGTAGATCTGGCCCTTGATCACCTCGCGCGCCGCATTCAACTCACGCAAGGCATTGATGATCTGTTCCAGTGGGAGCCAGTCGATGGAGCCCTTCATCCCTTGTTTCTCGGCGAACATCGCCCAGTTGTCCGTCGGGATCAGCATGTTGTCGGTGCCCTCTTGCAGCATCCGAGCCACTGCTGGTTGCGCCTTGTCATAGACGCCCACCACCTTGCATGACTTCACCAGTCGTGAGATGCGGTTGTTGACGTCATCCAGCTCTTGGTACTGGTCCTGCAGCATGTAGTAGTCAGGCCGCGGCACAGTGGAGGACGTCGAGATGTTCGCGAGAAGCGGACGTGGGCAAGGCTCGAAGCCCTCAAGGTTGAGGAAGTCGTCCTTGATGTCCAGCAGATGGCCATAGCCCTTGATGTACCAGTAGACCTTCCTGTCGGTCCTGTCCCAGATCTCGTAGACACAGGCCTTGCGCAGCAAGTTGTCCTTCGGGGTCTGGTCCTCACCACTGCGCCCGTTGTTCGAGAAGTTCAGTGGGGCAGCGTTGCCCTTAGAACCGAAGCGTTTGACCAGCTCGTCTCTGGTCATGTAGACCTTGCGTGCGACCCAGCGACGCTCCTCCCACACACGGCACGAAGAGAAGAGGAAGTCCTTCCAGTAGACGTAGTCCACGCATACCTTCTGCTGGACGATCTTCTTGTACGTCTGTGGGGGAGAAGGCTCTGCCGGCGGTTGACCAGGCTGCGGCGGTTGCGCCTGTGGCATAGGAGGTTGTGGCACCTCGACCGTCATCTCCATGGGTGGGCCATACGGGTCCACACCTGCAATGGGTACAGGGCTCAGCTCCACGTCTTCGGTCAGTGTCTCCAGCCGGAGCCATGCCTGGGCAAGACCTGAGACCAGACGATCCTGGACGCAGTGCTTGAACGTGGCGTCAGTGTTGTCGAGCGGATCGTCGTAGTCCTGCTTGATGCACCGTTCGAGAATGAGCGCGCCGACTCGTGCCACGTCGTCCTTGTAGTCCAGGAACCGACGGGTGACCACCGGCTGCGGGAGGTCAGCATAGATCGCTGACTCCATGATTCCGACGTTGGCATAGAAGATGTTGAACCACTTCATGCCTGACATCATGGCATCACGCTCGTCAAGGTACCGCTTGACGACCACATCCGCTCGCTTCCAGAACTTCTCCATGTTCTTCTCAGCGGCGGCGACCTCCTCAGCCCAGTACTGAGGTGACGTCTTCGGTGGGGGAGTGATGACCGAGCCCATACTATGCCACCCTTCTGATGTACCGTAGGTTCTGAGCGTCTGCGTGCAGATGCTCGAGACAGTAGTCCGCCACCTGATCTGGCGTGTCTTGTGACACCTGGAGCTTGCCCTTGTCGAACCCCAGGAGCCCCGCGCCTAGCACTGTGTACCGTAGCGCGTCGCAGTAGTCACTGGCCCAATCGTGGAGGGGCGCGTCCTCGAATAGCAGCTTGGTGTCGCTCCACTTCCGGCGATAGGACTTCATCGCCTCCAGCAGCTCACCAGTTGTATTGAGGTCGACCCAAATGGCAGGGAACGCTTTCCGAACCGCAGCCAAGCCATCACGCACCTTGTGATTCGGGATGATCTGAGGTGTGATCCCGTACGAAGTGAACTGCTGGATGATCGACTTCCCAGTCTGGAGGTTCTTTGCTCGGGCGTCGTGGGGGAGGAACACCTCGCCCTTGGGCCCTTTGAACTGCCCCATCCGTTCGATGTGGGCGATGATGGCCTGGCCCTGTGTGGCCTCACAAGCGACAATAGCCAGACGACCATCCTGGTGTATTTGGAACCAGATGCACACCGTGGCATCGGTAAACCCTAGGTCCAACGCACAATGGGTGGGGAGCGCTGGCTCGTACAGCCGCCTATCTATTACGGCGCGCCCATCGAGGAAGAGCTCATTCACCTCATCTGCGTAAATGGCACCTTTGAGAGCAGAGTCAAATGAGCATAGATACTCCTGAGCAAACTCCTCAGGGTCCATGTCCTTTTGCAGCTCGTGTAGCTCCTCTTGTGGAATGATGCTACTTGTAGCTGCAGAGAGCAACAAGTAGTACCAAGTGTCTGGGTTCTTCTTTGCGATCTGACATATCACGTGGAAGAGGTTCTTGCCTCGTGGGGTGGAGGCGAAGACGCTCCATCCGAATCGGTCTGACAACGCGGGGCGGATGATCTGCGGGAAGACCGTAGGCTTGAAAAGAGCATACTCATCGAGTACTGAGCCATCAAGATACATACCGCGTAGCGAATCGGCGTTATCGGCACCGAGCACATAGATGGAGCTGTCATTGGGGAGGAGGACCTTGAGCTCTGCTTCTTTTGGGATGGCATCGTAGCGCCTCGTGAAGTCTTTGAGATACTGCCAGGCCACCTTCTTGGCTTGGCCGTATGTGGGGCCGACATAAGCCAGCTGAGGGCGATATCTGTCGCACTCGAGCGCCCCGAAGACCAGGTCGTTGACCAAGGCAACGGTCTTCCCCGCTCTGCGATGCGTGCAGAGCGCGCCCCACCGTTGCTTCCGGTTGTGGAACTCTATGAAGTCACTCCGGGGAGTGTATGACAGCATCTTCCACTACCATAGAGTCGGTCTGGTCTCTGGCGTCTTTGTACGTAAGACGCCGACTGGTCAGCCATGGTACGTCAAAGGTCATCCGCCTCTGTTGGTTTGCAGCGAGAAGAGCGGCAGAATGGACGTCCATCTCCTTGGGGATCATCTTCGTCAGGGCTTGGACGAACACTCGCGCGTTGGCGGGGTCAGCCTGTGCGAAGGTGACGAGATATTCTATGCCGCCGAGTCTGTCAAATGCTTCGAGAAAGGTCTCGCGCACCTGGCGTTGCAGCTGCTTCTCCGTCGGCGGTGGGGGGAGCACGTACAGTTCAGGCATGTTTGGACCTCACTTTGCGATTATAACACGTGGGGAGGCAAATGGGAACGGCTAAATTGCAACGATTTGCGACCACTTTAAGGCGACATTAAGGAAGCGACGAAAATGGCCGAATGCATGCAGCAAGGCCCTGTTCCTTTTCGCTCCCTTAATGCTTTAAGGAATATTAAAGATATATTTATACGTGCGTGTGTGTGATTAATTTGGCCGAATGCACGTGGTCTCTTAGGACAGGAATTAAGTGCGTAGCACGTGGGGCTGCACACGTCCACATTCGACTAGCCCCCATGCCACGACTACGGCCCGGGCCCTTGGCCCATCGCGCTAAACCCGACAAACCAGGTCAACTATCCACACATGTAACAGGATGTAACATAGTCGACCAACCAGGTCGGCTATCTACATACGTAATAAGATGTAACATAGCCGACTGTTATAGTCGACTACCTATGTACTATACCCGACTATTATAGTCGGGTATCCACATATGGGGGAGATGTAACCAAGTGCAACGGCAAAGCCCTATGCCCATTGTGCAACAAGATGTAACAATAGTTAGTTACAAACTGTTGCAATAAAGTAATTCCGTCGACTATTGTTTTGACTTATAATAGATTCATCAAGTTGATTAACAGCTGCAACAAAACAACTGGTTACAACTTGATACAGTTTAGTAGTTTAGTCGGCTATTAAATTGACTTATAATAGACTCACTGCGACACCTGCAGTGTAACTAGGAGCTAGAAATGGAAGAGAATCAAGTTGAAGTCCAAGTCCAAGTCGTTGGTGTTGGTTCGTTTGCCAAGGCCTTGATCCTTGCCAACAAGAACGCCACCAACAAGCAGATCCTGGATCGTATCAAGACCAAGTTCCCCGACGCCAAGACCTCCATGGCGTGTGTGGCATGGTACAAGAGCGACCTCCGGAAGAAAGGTCTCCTCGAGAAGAAGACGGCGGCGGTCATCGAAGTGAGCGAAGAAGACCTGGTGATCTAAGGACGAAGTACGAAGGGCCACGAGTGGCCCTTCTTTTTGGCTATTTTTCACCGGTTGGTGGGGGGGAAATAGCCAAAAATGCCTGAAACTCGAAATACTGAGGGCTTAGGACCTAGAGTCTAGCCCTTTTTACTCAAAAACTGGTATTTGCCTGCGATGTGGGGGCCAAAATGCTGGCAAAAGGGCAAGACAGAATCGTTCGACGCGGCGCACGAAATCGAAATTGGCCGGTGAAGACTTTTCAATAATGAAAAGTTAAAAGAGAGCACTCTGTTTATTTAAAATCGTACGAATTACAATCGAATAAACACACCTTTTATCTTAAAATGCCAAATTAGGCCCTACGCAGTTCTCCCCACATACGGCAGACTACCATGTAGTCCTAGGGGCAACGTGCAACGCCCTTTGCTATAATGTGGCACGCCCTTTGCTGTAATGTGCAACGTCCTACGCACAACGGCATAAACCACCTAGGTGCAACAAAGTGTAACAAAGATTTACCTGGAGTACTCCCAGGTGTTATAATTAAAGCAAATGGTTTACTTTGCCTTGATGTTCCTAATTATCATCCTTTTACAGGTTTTCTCCCCCCACTGAACAAGCAAACATGGAAAACAAGTTCGTATACTATTCCACAAGGTTCCTAGGTGTAGCCTTCATAGCTCACTTTGTCGGCTCCCATTTTCAAGATGCTGTCGCCCACTTCGGCATCTGGCTTGGTTGTTGTCTCGTCATTGTGGCGCTAGACGTGTTGTGGGACCTCATCACAGGAAAGCTGTAATCAAATGGAATACCTACTTATCGGCATCGTGGTGGTCATCGGCTCCCCACTTTGGTTTGGCCTTGGTCACGTCACACAAGCCCTCATCATCACCTTTTATGAGTTGGTGATTGACCCGATTTGTCATAAGATCGATGACATTTCGGCCAGATTTGAATAAGTTCCCTCCCACTTAGGCCCCACGAGTGGGTCTAAGAAGGAGGATCTAGAATAATCTACGATCCCCACACAGGAGAAAGAAATGGATATGATGAACATGATTCCGCCCGATCTCAAAGCCATGCTCGAGCTCCTCCCGCCGGAGCGGCAGGCTCGCATCAAGTCCTTCGTCCAGGCCATGGCAATTGCCAAGCAAGAGCGTGAGGCGCAACAAGCACATGACGACAAGGAGCCCATGCAGTTCACGAAGGGCCACGACCAGGTCATCTCCGCTGCCGCCAACGTCATCATCAAGCATGAAGCGAAGCTCGAGGAGCTGCTGAGAGCCATCAAGCAGCTGGAGGGGATGCTCGTCCAGGTGCTGAAGGCGGACATCGAGCGGATCAAGCGGCGTCCCGATATCTTCAAGATCGAGATGCCGATGGACAAGAGCAACTAAGCCCAACGGGCGGCTCATCACCGCCCCACCAAGGAGCACTATGAGAGCAGTGGTCGTAGACTTCCGGGAGCCTTTGGATGAGCCCACCTTGCGTGTGGTCGTCCAAGCTCTTACGGAACAAATCGCCAACCTCGTCGAGAACCAGGACCGACTCATTGACATCCTGAAGAACCAGCAACGGCGCATCGAGCAACTCGAAGCCCAAGCGAACGTGCATCTTCCCCCACAGCAAAGGCACTAATGAGAGACTTTGAAGACACTGAGATTGCGGTCTACGAGATCATGAACATGGCAATGTCCATCGCCCAACGTGTGACCACAAACGTGGCCTTTGCTGAGGCTATGTACGCTGCAGAGACCAACGAGCAGGTCCAGGCCCTTTGCGCACCCATTGTCGGCCCCACCGAGGTCTACATGACCACGAATGCCACGACGATCAAGTGCGAGGACGAGTCGGAATACGTCATCATCTACTAGGAGCAACACATGAGTGCAGCACAGCAAGCCAAGGCCCGCCGCCGTGAGATGAGGAACAACTACGATCATCTCCCGCCCCGCATGCGGCCGTACTACAAGAAGCGGGACATGGAGACGGCCCGTCGCCACCAAGAGCGACTCGACGCCACCGCCAAGCGGATGATGCAGGGGAGCAAAAAGAAGAAGTAGACCCTAGGGGCCACACGAGGGCTCCTCAATATATTCCTAAGTGTATATTGAGGAACCTTTAGCATAACGAAAAAGTATTTCGTTTAGGGGTTAATTTGGTGTATAATATACACCTGCGTGCGCACGCACGTGGCCCCAAATTCATTGGTAACTGCCATGACAAGAAACCTCTATGCTGTACCAAAGGTCACCAATGCACCGGAGTCAATCAAATTCATGTGGGCGGACCTAGCTCGATCAGGCCTCTCCCCCATGGACCTGCATGTAGAGCCAAGCGAATACAACCCGCTTTCTCAGACCGCATCGTACATCATCTGGTACCCCGCTGCGGGGATGTTCAGGATCAGGTACGATGTCAAAGAGGTAACAGAGGACACCCCCAAGTACAAAGGCCCACCTGGTAAGGTCGCCTTGTGGTGGCCCAAAGACGTCAGATTGGACGACTACAAAGGGCGAAGCCCCATATACCTCATCGAGGGAGAGAAGAAGGCGGCTAAGTTCCACAAGCAGTGGCCTCACCTCCCCGTGTTCGGCATGGGTGGCGCCCATAATGCCCTCCTCAAGCGTGGCTCCCCCGATGCGGAGCGAGAGCTACTACCAGAGCTAGCAGCTGTCCTGCAAGAGGGGAGCGAGCTACGGGTAGTGTTCGACTCAGACATTGAGTCCAAACCGAACGTCGCATCTGCTGCAAGGAACCTCAAGGGCGTGCTGGACAAGCACAAAGTCCAGCTGCAGGTCATGCGCCCTCCCGTAGCCAATGGCCTGGACGACTGGCTCGTCGACTGTCCAGAGGGTGAGCTGCATGACCTCATTCATATCGACTTCTCCAAGCTGCCAGTAGCACACGACGCAGTGTGGGAGGCGGCCGGAGTCAGGAAGAACTTTGAGGGTAAGATCACCTACAATGAGCTGAACTTCTCCAAATTGCTCTCCCATGTCCTGTTCGATGAGGGGCCATGGACCAATGACAGGCGCCTAGGGCTTATGCGCGACGGGCGGCCTGCCACCAAGGACATGCTGAAGCTGGATGCCCTCACATTGGTGCGTGACACTATGCTGATCGACCAGCCGACGCTAGGCAGGACGATCACAGAGGCGGTGGGGCTAATAATTGGTAAGGTGCGGAGCGACTTTGTTAAAGACTATGTCATGGACATAGAGTGGGACAAGGTGCCACGACTTGACTCATTTGGTGCCACGTTCTTCAAGACCGGCATGCCCAAGAGCACCGCAGCAACGGTCAAGTTCCTGTTCACCTCGTTGGCCTTCCGCATCATCAACCCTGGTGTCAAGACAGACATCATCACAGTCATTGTGGGCAAGCAGGGGATCGGAAAGACCACGTTCTTCGAGACGCTCAGTCAGTTCGGCCCATATAAGTTCTATGCGCTAGCAACTGAGGTCCCAGACCCATCGCGCAACAAGGACGTCTATCTCAACGCAGTGCGTGCGGTGATCATGGACTTTAGCGAGGGCATCGTCTTCAACTCCCGCCGCGAGACAGCAGAGCACTTCAAGGGGTTCCTGTCACAGACAGTGGACACAGTGCGCAAGCCCTATGCCACAGAGCCTGTGAGCATCGATCGGCACTTCATCAATGTCTCCTCCACCAACAACTCTGGGTTCTTGTCTGACCCGACAGGTGCGAGGCGGTATGCCATCATCCATGCTGAGGCAATTCCCCTCCCGCTTACGATCGAGCTACGTGACCAGCTACTAGCTGAGGTCGTAGCGCGACGGGCTGAGCTCGAGGCGACAGAGTGGTGGGAGCCGGTGCTCGATCTCGAAGAGGTGCGGAGCATCTTGCCGCCCTCGATCACAGAGACGTATGAGCATGTGACAGACCCACGGGTGCTGATGAACCTGGGCAACACCAAGCAGAACTCGTACAAAGACGTTGAAGATGCATTGCTCGAATTGTTAGAGCTCGAGGTCCTTCCGCATGTAAATGGCTGGCAATACATTACTCGTAAGGCCTTCACAGCCTATCTCAAGACTCTTGACTATAGTCTTGCATATGGTGCAATGGGGGACATCTTGAAGCGCTGCAAAGAGAGCTCCACATTCCCGTATGAGCTTCATGAAACTCCAACTGGATATAGCTCAAGACCATACCCAAATATTTTCATATGGCCTAATGAACAAGTGAAATACATGTTCACCAATGCATTAGGTCATCCACGGTCGTCCTTCCCGCCTGGAGGATATTATGTACGAAAGAAAGGACAAACATGAAACCCATGAAGGCGGCAACCCTTGATGACTTCAAAATGGTTAAGTTCCCCATCTACCTCTCCCCTAAGTTAGATGGCTTCCGCTGTCTGACATGGGAGGGGCAGCCAGTCAGCAAGAACCTCAAGCCCATACCGAACAAGTTCATCCGCAACGTCCTCAGCAAGGTGCCCAATGGGTTGGACGGTGAACTCATCGTTGGGTCGCCCACAGACGTGAAGGTGTTCAACAAGACCTCGTCTGGTGTCACGACCATCGAAGGCACCCCGAACTTCAAGTTGTATTTGTTCGACAACTTCAACAGCCCGGCCGAGACATTTGCAGCTAGGTTCATGTCATTGGAGGGGCTCATCCCACATGACTATCTTGAGATTGTCCCCCACACCCTGGTGCATACAGTAGAGCAACTGATGACACTCGAGTCCAAGTATGTGAAGATGGGCTATGAGGGTGTCATGCTACGTGCGCCACACGGCCACTACAAGATGGGGCGCTCCACCTGCAACGAGGGGCTACTCTGGAAGCTCAAGCGGTTTACCGATGGTGAGGCCAAGATCATCGGCATCACTGCAGGTGTGAGGAACGAGAACCCTGCTACTCGCAACGCGGCGGGGGAGATCGAGCGGTCTACCCACAAGAAGAACATGATCGAGACTGAGATGGTGGGTACCATCCTGGCCATTGACATGGTCACAAACAAGCACATCAACATCTCACCTGGTCGTATGACCCATGATGAGCGGGCGCATTACTTCAAGAACCCGCACAAGATCATCGGCAAATACGCCAAGTACAAGGCCTTCGACTACGGGACGGTCAACGTGCCTCGGTTCTGTACGTTCCAAGGCTTTCGTGATCCCATAGATTTGTAATAATTCGTAACAATCGTTTACTTGGAGTATCTTGAAGTGATACAATAAGTATTCTAGTGGCAACTCAAGGATCAATCCATGCGACACAAACTTGTTGAAAATGCCTCAGGTGCGGAAGTCAAGCCAGGGATGCGGCTCATTCGAGACGGCCAGATCTATGAACTGGTCGATTTCCAGGTGAGGCAGCCCCCCTCCACCGGCCGCGTCCGAGTACGGAACGTGGAGACTCGTGCGGTACATGAGTACTACCCGTCGGTCTTCGACTTGCGAATCGAGGAGGTGCCACATGAGCGATTTGGGGACTAAGATCGACGAGCTCTATGCCCTAAGAGCATTGCGTCTCGATCTGCAGAAGAAGGTGGACGCTTGCAAGGCAGAGGAGACCGTCATGCGGTCAAACATCCTTGACTTGCTCCAAGAGGCTGGCCTTGCTAAGGCGTCTGGCCTGATGGCAACGTGTGGCATCAAGCACACCAAGGAACCTGTGGTCGAAGACTGGGACAAGGTCTGGGACTACATCACCAAGACTGGCAGCTTCGAGCTTGTCCAGAAAAGAATCTCTGCCCCCGCGTGGCGCGAGCTGCTCGAAGCTGAGATGCTAGTACCGGGAACATCGGCAGCGATGGTCACGGATCTTTCATTGACGAAGTCAACGAGGTAGATCATGAGCAATGAAGTGACAACTGTGCAAGAACGGATTGCCCAGCAACTCGCGAAGCAGCAGGAAGCAGCGACGGGGATGCGGTCCACCGGCGCCTTCATCTCCTTCAAGAACGGCAACATGAAGGTCGACGGCATCCCGGTGCCCGAGAACAAGGCGCTCGTACGAGTGCTGGTTGCCATTCCCGAGCGCACCTACTACGAGGGCGACTACGACGCCAACGAGACGCAGGTGCCGAACTGCTACTCGCTCAACAGCGACGAGCCACATCCCGAGGCGGCAGACATCCAAGCCACCCACTGCAGTGACTGCCCCAACAACAAGTGGGGGACAGGCAAGCGTGGCCGTGGCAAGGCCTGCCGCGAAGGCGCACGACTCATCGTGGTCCCAGCGGCGGTTCCTCTCAAGACCGCCCCCATGTACACGGCGAAGGTGCCTGTGACCAGTCTGGCCAATGTCCTCTCGTTCACCTCTCGCTGTGCGCAGGCACAGAAGATGAGCGGCGAGTTCATCACGGAGCTTAGCTCGGTGGAGGATGCCAAGACCTTCTTCAAGGTCCACTTGACGCTCAAGGAGCTGTCGGCAGACATCAACATGGTGGACCTGCTCGACAAGACGGACAAGGCTATGGAAATCGCCATGCAGCCGTATCCGAATCTGGACAACTGACCTCCTCCTCTAGGCTGTTTCGACCATTTCCGGCCTAGCTTACCCACCAATGTTCATTCATTGGTGGGCTTTTTTACTTCAAAACAGGCAACAACATGTCACTCATCGCACTAGACTTTGAGACTGAGGGCATCGCGCCTCGGCCTGACTACCCTCCAAAGCCCGTTGGTTTGGCCGTCTGGGTAGACAAATATCCCAAAGGTGCTTACTATTCGTGGGGCCATCCCACAGGCAACGGCACCACGCAACAGGCTGTGGCAACGTACATCAGCAAGCTGTTTGCCAATCCAGACAACGAGTTCGTGTTCCACAATGCGCCCTTTGACATTGCTGTCTTCGAGGAGCAGATGGACATTCTTGTTCCATGGAAGCGTTGTCATGACACGATGCTGATGGCATTCCTCAAAGACCCATATGGGGAGCTGTCGCTCAAGCCGTTGGCTGAGAAGTACCTTGGCGAGCCGCCTGACGAACAGGATGCAGTCAAGGCATGGCTCTGCCGCCACGGCATTGTCCGTTCCAATCAGAAAGACTGGGGCGCCTTCATCAGTAAGGCACCGGCGCAGCTCGTTGCACCATATGCCATTGGTGACGTGCGCAAGACACTCGGTCTGTACCACCTCTTCAAGGGAGTTATGAAATGAGCGCCTACCATTCTGAAATGGCTTTGATGCCCCACATCATGGCCATGGAGCGCCGTGGTGTTCATCTCGCCACCAAAGAGCTGAAGCGAGACCTCGAGCAATCGAAGATGCATCTGCTTTGGCTTGATGATGCCATCTGCAAAAAGCTCGGTCGTCAAGTCGAAGTGGACTCCAACGCCTCACTCGCAGATGCCATCGAAGCGGCAGGTTTGTCGTCTGGCTTTGCTCAGACCCCCACAGGGAAGCGGTCAACGAGCAAGTCGTCGCTCATAGACGCCATAGAAGACAAAGAGCTTCTCGGCCATCTCCTCATGCGTGGTGCGTTGGCCACATGCATCCGCACGTTCTTGATGCCCTGGCATGAGCAAGCCGAGCGCTACGGGAAGCTGTATGTCCGGTTCAACCAGATTCGGAACTACGACGAAGTGGGGGCCAGGACTGGCAGAATCTCAAGCTCCCCGAATATGCAGAACATCCCGTCGGAGTTCGAGAAGCTGAAGGGTCAGCTCGCCAAAATCGGGTTCATCATGCCGTTCGAGTTACCGAACTGCCGCAAGTACATCGTGCCACGCCCTGGGTGCATGTTCGTTTCTCGGGACTATGCCGCGCAAGAGTTCAGATTGCTCGCCCACTTCGCAGGTGGCCGGCTACTCAAGGCCTTGCAGGACAATCCGTACACCGACCCACACCAGCTTGCAGCTGACCTTGCAGGCATCACACGGAAAGAGGCCAAGACCCTTGCCTTTGCTATCATCTATGGGGCAGGAGCAGCGAGGATCGCAGAGCAACTTGAGATCACCTATGCCAAGGCTGAGTCCATCAAGAAGAAGTATCTCGAAGTCTTCCCTGACATCAAGACCTTCCAACGGCATCTGAACGACAATGCCAGGGCCCACATCCCTATCGAGACACTCGCAGGTCGTCGGTATCATGTCGAGCAGCCCAAGGTGATCGATGGGCGGCTGCGGACGTTTGAGTACAAGCTGCTCAACTATAAGATCCAAGGCTCCGCTGCAGACCAGACCAAGCAGGCTATGTACCAGTATGCCGAGAATACCATACATGGTGAGCTCGTGCTGTCTGTGCATGACCAAGTCGTCGTTCAAGTGCCTGTCGAGCACTTGAACATCGAGCGTACCGAGCTTACCAGAGCTGTCAATGGTGCATACCAAGACATCTTGAAGTATGAAGTTGTGTCAGATGAGTCAATTGGAGATAGCTATGCCACAGTTTAAGGACCCCACTGGCTTCAGCAAGCTTGATGTCTTCAGGACATGCAAGCAGAAGTTCAAGTTCCAATTCTTGGACAAGCTCCCCCAAGGCAGTTCGCCTGCCATGGAACGCGGGGGGCGAATCCATGAAGGGATCGAAGCCTACCTCAATGGCTGGGCAAAGCAGCTTCCCGCCGAAGTCCTGGCTTGGAAGGACAAGATCGATGTCCTGAAGGGTAAGAACTTTAAGGCTGAGGACTCCATCGGTCTTGACAAAAGCTGGAAGCTCCTGCCGAACTGGTTCCACAAAGACACCTGGCTTCGAGCCAAGATGGACGCCAGATACAAGGAGGGCAGCACGCTCGTGGTTGTTGACTTCAAGACAGGGAAGTTCAGGGTCCCGTCGACAGACCAGATCGAGCTCTATGCTGTTGTGGGCCACGCCATTGAACCAAATGTCAAGCATGTTGTTGCACAGTTCTGGTTCACCGATGGTGATATGACCCATGAGCAAACCTACACTGCCGAGGAGTTGCTCGAGCTTCGCAAGAAGTATGAGGGCTTGTTCGCCCCCATGTACACAGAAGCGGCTTGGAATCCAGAGCCCTCTCAAGAGTGTCGTTGGTGCCCTTACTCCAAGACGAAAGGTGGACCATGCAGATTCTAGAATCAAAGCTCGAGAGCAACTGCCGCAAGCTAGCAATCGAAGCTGGCTGCAAGTTCCTTAAAATCCAAGGAACCAAGGGCTGGCCTGATCGGTTGGTTGTGGCCCCAAATGGGCGAGTTGCCTTTGTGGAGTTCAAGTCCGCCACAGGGCGTGTCGCCCCTCTACAAGAACATATCATTCAGGAGCTCATATGGATGAAGCACATGGCAGTAGTAGTTCGACTGGAGTGGGAGTTCAAGGTCATCTTGAGGGATTTGCAGCTCCCATCTGGAAGCCTTACAACTACCAAGTACGGGGGATAGAATGGTTAATCAACCTCGAGTCCGCCTTGTTCTTGCCGCCAGGGCTTGGCAAGTCGTCCATTGCCCTGGCTGCCATTTGCAAGCTAAAGGCGGAAGGTATTCCACACCGTACATTGCTACTTGCACCCCTAATGGTCTGTCTCACTACCTGGAAGACGGAACCGAGCAAGTGGCGGCAGTTCGGGCATCTCAAGATCGGTTTGGCGCATGGTCCAGACAAGGAGAAGATCCTCTCGGATACCTCCTACGACATCGTGGTGATGAACTATGATGGCATTCCATGGGCCGCGCCGATCTTGACAAGAGGTCACAAGTTCAACATCCTTTTGATGGATGAGCTCCCCCGCCTCAAGAACACACGATCGGTTCGCTTCAAGGCTATCAAGCCTTTGTTCCCAACCTTTACGTTCAGGTGGGGCCTGACAGGCACACCTGTAGCCAATGGCTACTTGGACTTGTTCGGTCAGATCTATGCATTGGATCTGGGCAAGCGCCTTGGGCGGTTCATTACCCATTACAGGGCAAAGTACTTCCACCAAAAGCCATTCGACCAGTTCAACTACTACATCACGCCTGAGAAGGCCCAGATCATAGCTGAGAAGCTAAAGGACCTGGCGATGTACATAGACCCAGCCGAGGTCTTGGAGTTGCCTGAGTTCATGGTCATCGAAACCGAAGTGGTCCTCCCGCCGAAGGCCTACGACTACTACAAGTCTCTCGAAGAATACTACTTCTTGAAGATCAATGAGACTGAGGTCATCACTGCTGCTAATGCAGGAGTGTTGACCTCTAAGCTGCGTCAGGCAACTGGTGGGGCAGTGTACACCATGGTCGATGGTGTGCGACAGACAGTGCAACTGCATGATGCCAAGATGCAGAGCCTAGAGTCACTCGTGGAGGAGATGGGTGGGGAGCCACTACTGGTGTCCTATCAATTCGACCATGAGCTCGCACGGTTCATGGAGAAGTGGCCCAACGCTCTGTTCCTCAAAGGTGGCATGAACAAGGCGCTTGTTGAGCAGACTGTCATACGTTGGAACACAGGCACTGTCCCGCTCATGTTCGTGCAGCCCTCCACTGCCGCGTTGGGCCTCAACCTGCAGTTTGGTGGGAGCGCGATCTGCTGGTACACATTGACCTACAACTTGGAGGAGCTGATTCAGTTGAACAAGCGCCTCCACAGGCAGGGCCAGACAGCCAACGTTGTACGTTGCTACGTGCTAGCAGCACAGAAGACAATCGACCAACGTATTGCCAAGGTCCTCGCGCTTAAGGACATCACACAAGAAGATCTCCTAAAGACTCTGAAATTGCAATAATTTGTAACAATCATTTACTTGGGACCGTTTGCGCGTTATAATAACAATATAGTGAATGACCGAGCCATTCACTCCTTACCAACTCGTCGGAGCTCGGCCGACAAAGGAACAACATGTTCGATCAAACCACGGAAGAACAAGCGGCGGAAAGCCAGGCCATGATGGAAGCGGAAGCACCGGCGGAGACCCTGGAAGCACCGGCGGAGACCCTGGAAGCACCGGCGGAGACCTCCACCGACGTGCCACCGGATGCACCGGTGGAGGCCCCCAAGGCAACGCCCGTCGCATCCGACGACGCCCAGAAGTACAACTCGTCCGGCAAGCGTGGCCCCACCCAAGGTGTCGGCGAGTACGCCAAGTCGCTGCTGAAGACCGGCATGAGCTCGAAGGACGTGCTCACCAAGGTGCTCGAGCGCTTCCCGACGGCCAAGACCTCGATGGGCTGCATCGCCTACTACAAGAACGCCCTCAACAAGAAGGACGAGGGTGTGACGGTCGAGGCGCTCCGGGCCAAGGCGTTGAGCCTGCGCGAGGAGGCCGAGAAGCTCGACCAACAAGCGCTCGAGCTCGAGGTGGCCCAGGACGAGGCGGCGGCCAAGGCCGAAGCGGAAGCGAACAAGTCTGCCGAGCCGGCGGATGTGCCGCCCACCGAGTAAGTCGGCTGGTTCATCAACCAGGGCCTTGGCAATGGCGCTAAGGCCCTTTTTCATTTGGAGTCCTAGATGCAAAAAGCTCTCTACTTGTCGCTCGTCCAACCTGCGCTTGACCTCGTTGTCAAGAAGCACGAGGACTACAACGGCGGCATCGTCCAACTTCAGGACTACTTCCCCTTCGGTGACATCTCGTACATCCAGATGCTTCACGTGAAGACGACGCGCCTCGTCTCCCTCGGGCAGCAGATGCAAGCCGATCCGAACATGGCTCCCAACTACGAGTCCATCGAGGAGACCCTGTACGACCTCATCAACTACGCCGTGTTCTACCTTGCATGGCTCAAGGCAGCGGGGGAGTGACATGACCAAGATCATGACTGGCGACAACGACTACGATGATACCTACCAAGGTACCGTAGTAGGCGTCATTCAACATGGCTCCATGGAGGAGACCCGCGTTGGTCCTGCCGTGGCAACCTTCGGGGCAACCGTACGCCTCGTAAGTCTCGGCAACGGTCACTTCCCCATCTTGACGAACCGCAAGATGCACTGGAAGCCCATCTTCGGTGAGCTCGCTGCGTTCCTGGAAGGCGCCACGGACCTTGCAACCTTCAAGAAGTACGGTTGCAACTACTGGGATGCCAACGCAGCGGCGTGGGAGAAGAACAAGGGCAAGCCGGTGGAGGAGTGGCGCGTGGGGAAGATCTACGGCGCGCAGTGGCGGAACATGAACGGTGTGGACCAGCTGCAACAGGTGGTGAAGAGCTTGATAATGGAACCGACAAGTCGGCGACATGTCATGACTACCTGGAACCCTGCGGACCTCGACGACATGTGTCTTCCCCCGTGTCACATCTTGACACAGTTCTGTGTCCACAACGGTCGCCTCTACACAAGTGTCTACATGCGGTCGGTAGACATGTGTCTCGGCTTCCCGACGGACGTGGTGCTGTACGCGGGGTTGAGTATCTTGATGGCTCAGACGGTAGGTCTGAGGCTCGGTTCGCTCACCTTCATGCTGGGCAACGTGCATGTCTACGAGAACCACTTCGAGGCCTTGAAGGTGCACTTGAACCAGGAGAGCCATGAGCCGCCGACGTGGGCCCTGGACCCGCGCGCTTCGGTCTTCAACTTCAAGCCCGAGATGCTCGAGATCATCAACTACCAACACTCCGATGAGGTGAAGTATGAGCTCAATGTTTGATGATGTGGGGGAGTTCCACAAAGTGATCCTGCATGTGGCACAGCCCGAGTCACCCACGCTCATCTCGGCGGACTTCGTTCTCGAGCGATACCGCTTCCTTAGCGAGGAGCTCGACGAGTACTTCGAGGCGGGGATGCATGGTGACATCGTCAAGGCGACGGATGGTCTCCTGGACATCGTGTATGTTGCCTTGGGCACGCTCTACATGATGGGCATCCCGGCAGACGAGTGCTGGGCCCATGTGCAGAAGGCCAACATGCAGAAGGTCCTTGGCATGACCTCCCGTGGCAATAAGATCGATGCACAGAAGCCCGAAGGTTGGGTGCCGCCTGACATTGCGATCGCAGCAACCATCGAAAGGCTCATCAAGTGAGCAGGCCCTCCATTGCGGATGTCATGTTGCGCGTGGCCCTGGCACTTAGTACCAGGTCGACGTGCCACAAGCTAGCAGTGGGGGCCGTCTTGACAGATGAACGGGATCGGATCTGCGGCACAGGCTACAATGGGGTGCCACATGGCATGGCCCATTGCACAGACGCCCCTTGTGCGGGCGCTTGTGCTCCCCGTGGGTCCGATCTTTGTGAGGCAGTCCATGCTGAGCAGAACGCACTGCTCACCTGCCCCGATCCGTTCAAAGTCAAGACGGCATATGTGACACACGCACCTTGTATGAGGTGCACCAAGATGCTTTTGAATACTAGCTGCAGGCGGATAGTCTTTCTGCATGCTGGTCATGAACCTGCCGCTCAGGACCTCTGGCTGCGGGCAGGCGGTGAATGGGTTCCACACTCATGGAGGAATGATGGCACGGAAACGACACGTCTCTTGGACTGCTGAAGAATGGCAGCAGTTCTACCAAGCTTACTACGAGTTGCTCCCAACGCGAAACCCACGCTTTGATGAGCCCTCGTACTTAGCTGTGGTACAGGAGGAGATCTTCACAGAAGACCGGCGGAAGCACCCGTCGTCCTTCTATCAACCAGGTTGGCTCGCACAGTGGGCCGACGTCAAGGAGGCCAATCGTGCGCGGATTGACTGACGCAGTGGAGACGGTATTGACCCTCATGGTCGTGCTACTACTATGCGCAGTGGCTGGTGTCTTGCTAGCCATCTACATCATTAGTGGCGTGGTGGCGGGGGACTACAAATGAAGTCCTGGCTGGAAGCAACGGCCTGGGGCTCCGTGCTTTTCTCGTGTTTCCTAGCACTTGATCTTGCTTCGATGGTTACATTCGGCGTGGGCATCATTGACCCTGCCACTAACGACCCCGACAAGATCGAGCAGATCTACAACTTCCGCATCGTGGTCATGGCGCTATGTGCTGGCTATGGGTGCTTCATCCTATCAGGAGAGTGACATGTCAAAGATCACAGCTGAAGAGGCCTACGAGGCCTATCAGGCCATTCATCGGGTCACCGTGGAGGTGTCCGGCCATCTGACCAAAATCAGGGGCTACATCGTCCAAGAACTGAATCGTCCCAAGACGGGGGCCATCCAGGTCGAGCGTGATGCGTCGGGCGCTATCAGTCGGGTAGTAGAGCTTGATGACAAGATGCAGATCATCCGTGTCATCGCGGAAGTGAAGAACTACGATGACATTGCACGGAGCACAAGATGACAAAAGCCAAAGCTATCGAGAAGGCGCTGCCGCAGCATGCAGAGCCCACCTATTCCGTCACCGTCATTGATAACCAACACCCCGAAGGCATTCCTTTGGAGCAGTGGGTACGCCCTAGCAACGTGCCGCAGCAGGCGCTAAGTGAAGACGAAGCCGTTCGCGCGGCGATGGATACTCTGCTTAGTGGACCATGGGGCCGTTGCGATAACTGGATCGAGAATCTGCTGCCTGAGTGCCAAGAGGCATTCCACGTAGACACGCTGCGCTTGATCGTGCGTGCCGTTCTTGAGCGCCTGCAGGCAAAGAAGTCCTAAGCCCGACGCACAACGGCCACTTCGGTGGCCATTCTTTTACTCCTTTAATCGATTAAAGGAGTATTAAAGGAGCGAAAAATGCCTCAGAGTACGTATCGCAACGGCCTCGAATTTTTTTGCTCCCTTAAAATCTACTATAGAAAAAATATATGGCGCAATGCGCCATATAGTGCCCGGTTCTGGTGGAGGGGAGCAGAGAACCGGGGCCGAAAGACTGCTGGCAACGCCTGCTACCGCAGGCCCCCGCTTACAACTTGGGTACCATCGGCACAGGGCAGACGTACTTGGGACGTGGCTTCTTCGGCGGTGGCTTCTTTGGCGGAGGGCCACACTTCACCGGAGGTGCCGGTACCTCGATCACTTGCACAGGGCCTGGCACCGTCACGATCTGCGGTGCCGGCGGCGGAGGTGGGGGAGGAGCAGCGACCATCAGGCACTTGGAGTAAGCGCCGACAGCGCCCAGACCGCCGTACCACGTCCAGCATGATGCTGCATCGAACGTGTGGTCGATCTGGGCATTGGCTGACCCCGCCGCCACCACAAGGGCGAGGACGAGGCGCTTCATCACTTCACCCCTTGCGCGATGACCGCAGGGATCGGAGCGGCGCCCTGGGGCACCGTGGCGACCTCCTTGGCAACCGGCTCGATGATCTCGGCGGCGTCTGCCGTCTTGACCGGCACCGGCGCGGGCATCAGAGCGATGCGGTTCAGGTGGCGCTTCCAGACTTCCGAGGACATCAGCAGCTGCAGCGCGAGGTCACTGCGTCCCAGCATGCCGAGCATCCGTGCGGTCTCACGGTCCTCGCAGCCTTCGTCGACCTTGCTGAAGTTGGCCCCCACGCCGAAGCCGACACCAGCAATACCGACGCCGCCCGACGCGCCATTGCAGGGTCCCGACGCAGGGCCACTGACAACCACGCCAGGGACGGTCTTGACGCTGTGCTTGCCGCTGTAGGTGATGTGCTGCGTGTCACGGGTCTCGTACTTCTGGACATCGGGGATCGTGTTGATGAACTGGATGCTCTGCTCGTTGCCCTGTTGGTTCGCGGACACGGCAGCGGCCTGCGATGCGGCACCGGCTTGGGCGTTGCTCCCTGCCACAGCCGTGGAGGTCGCCTCCTGTGCTTGTGCGGACATTGCCAGAAGGCACGCCGCAAAGATGGTGAGATGTTTCATTGTTGCCTCTTGCTGGTTGAGAAACAGAAAAGGGCCGGCAACCCGACGGCGCCGGCCCTCACACTGACTGAGTCAGTCAGAGGATCACGGCAGCACGAACAGGTACAGCTTGTTCGTGGTGAACGAGCCCGTCTGGGCCGCACCGCCGGTGGCCACCGAGCCGCTGCCCTGCAGCGCAGAGCCGGCCGAGGCGCCGAAGTTGCTGGCGTTCGACTGGGTGCCGGTGCCACCGACCGAGGCACCACCTGCTGCACCGCCCGTGGTCACGACGGCTGCACCGGAGCGGTTGCCCGCCGTCGCTGCGTTGAACGCGATGCCGTTGCCGATGCTGGCCTGACCCGCGGCGGTGGTGACACCGGAAACCGAGCCTTGCGTGCCCGTGAGGTTGGTTGCGCCGACACCGATCTCGGCGGCCATGGCCGATGCTGCGAAAGCTGCCGTCAGGGCGGCAAAGAGGACCTTCTTCATCATGTTTCATCTCCAAACAAAACGCCACGAGTTGCCCGTCGTGACATCGGGATTATTGCGGCAACACGTTGTCGCAACAGTATTTATTATAACGCCCAATAGTCTCCAAGTAAATGATTGTTACACTCTGTTACATCTTGTTACTTAACAAGATTGGTACGCCGAAGCGTGTGCAACAAGAAATCAAGTTGATCTTGGTCGGCATTGGGACCAGTGAATGATATGTTATTGCCGAACTCAGACAAGCGCCACAAGTAGGGATGCATACCCTCTTCTGTGATGCCTGTTTGAGTCATAGATGGGGGAGTGATGTCTCTGTATGACTGTGATGCGGCTGCCCTATCTGACGCAGCACGAGCTTGCTTCTCACCAATGAGATCCTCGTAGCGTTTGTGGTCAGACGTGGTCATCCCCTTGTCTAGGCGATCGGCAAGACGCGTATTCCAGTCTTCCCCAGACTGTCTCAAGTAGTTGAGAACTCCAGGAAGCAGGTCCCGTGTCCTGTCAGACAATGGTCCAGGCGTGCCGCCTGAGGGCATGCCAGTCTTGTGCTGAACACCATGTTGCAGCTCATGTAGAGCTACAAGAAGTGGTTGATAGTCCTTGCGACTATCAAACATGGTCTTGCCACCAATCTGAGCAGTAAAATCACTTGGATTGTACTGACCAAAGTAGTTTCTACCAGGTTGAAACTGCATGTTTATGCTAGCAAGCTCTGGGTACTGCTCTGCAAGATCCTCCACACCTTTACTGTCAAGCGCCATAGAAAGCGGGAGTTTGTCTTCCCGCGGCATGTGTAGTTGCTGGTACTCAGGTGTCTCAATGAAACCTAGTCTATTCGCAAGGTCTGTCTTGTCGTTTTGAGTCGCTTCGAACCATGGTGCGAACTTGGTATTGGCTGTGGTCACATCGGCTTCACGCCCCCATTTACCTTCAAGTGGGTCACGGGAGGAGTGCACGCCATAGTTGACTTCTTCAAGCTTGGCTGCATTCCAGATATCTTGCTTTGAGGCGCCCTTAGCGCGTAGCTTCTCTGCAAGTTCGATCTGCTTCACAAGGTCCGTGGCCTTGTCCGCTGTCTTCATTCTCGACAGAGCGACAGGGGCAAAGATTGCTTTGGCCGTTGCAGCTGGTGCCTTGGTAGCTACGCCGATGGGGGCCATACCCACAGCATCGAGGACGTCAGCTGCCTTGCGGTTGGACTTGAACTGCGGGATATTCGACATCTCCGGGACATGCATTGGATAGTTGCCGTAGCCAATATTCTCCCACTCTTTGATGCCACTCTCAGGCAACAGTAGATCGGCAGGCACGTCGCCCCAGCCTTCTGGCAAAACCTTCTGGCCAATAGCTTGCGCACCGCCACGTGCTTTACGCAGCGCGGAGACCAAACCCGCGATGTACGGGTTTGATTCTAGGGCCTTGATTTCGTCCATCACTGGTCCCGCATGCGGAGCATCCTGATCAGCTGCTGTTGCTGCATGGCACGCTCTTCAGGCGTCCACTGCTTCTGGAAGTTGACCGCCGGGTTGGGCGACATCGGTTGCTGCTGGGGCATCTGCGGCATGCCTTGGGGTGGCATCTGCATACCCGGAGGCATACCTTGAGGCATCATACCCGGAGGCATCAGGCTCTGGGGCGGCATCATGCCAGCAGCTTGTTCGCGCGCCGCATTGACCGCACGTGGGTTGAGGAACGGTTGCACAGGGATTTGCGGGGAGGGCATGATAAGCTCCTACAGTTTGAAGTTGGTGAACCAAGGGGCGCCATTGCCCCCAATGTTGAGTGGGTTGAAGCAGATCGCTCTGACCACAGGACCTGAGGCCTGATACTGTGAAAAGGGCATCACGACACCGGGACCAAAGGCAATCTGCCGTAGTTTGAGTGCGAAACCCTCGCCTTTGGTCTGACCCAACACTTGCACAGGAACAAACCATACACGATTCAGGGCTGTATTGGTGAGGATGTCTGTGGAGCTGACTGCCTGGCTAGCCCAAGCTGCTGACGGTGCCCACGCCATGAAGTACGCGCGGTTTGGTGAGCCATAGTTTGTGCGGAAGAGTGCCTGGTTACCAGCACCAGCCTGTTGTACAGTCCCAACCCAAGGCAGAACAGATGTGTTTGAGCCAAACGTATTGGAGTTTGTAGAGCCAAATGAAATGACTGCCCCATAGGCATTATCGGCCCCATCTACAAGTAGCTCACCAACACCAACAGAGTGCGTCGTACCACCAGCTGGGTTTGAGAATCCGAAGAACACCCCTTCAGCACAATCAAAATAGAACGGCACCCAACTAGCTATATAAAACGTAGATACAGCCACACCAAATGTTACCTTCACCGCATTAGTATCGTTCCCCATGATCGTACCACTAGCAGCCAAGAGGTTGCTAGGCGTATCAGTGTTGCCATTAGGGAAGTAACATGCATACAAGTTGAGCGTCGTGGGGGTTAGGTCCAGAATGGCAGAATTGTTGCCTGCTGGAGAGACAGTCCAAATGATATACAGGATACGACCAGGGGCACCGGACTTCGGCTTCAGCACCAGCCAATGGGGGTTGCCTGCGATGCTACTCGACGCGACCTGCCAAGAGAAATTGGGATCGGCCAGCTTGGTATTGACCAAAGCAGCCATATCTGTGATGAGCGCTGCGATCGTGGTACCAGTCTTGGTACCCAGACCACTGCTGAACCATGTAAGCGTAGCACTCATATGTAAACCACGAGGGCCCAATCATTGGGGATGAACGGGAGCGCTGCTGCCACGACCTCGATGTAGGGATCAGCGCCTAGGACGAAGCTCACCATTGCCGCTGCGCCCGCCACAATAGCAGTGATCCGACCATACGCATCCACAGTCAAGGTAGCGCCTGGATATGTACCTGGAGTGATACCAGTAGCAACAAGGTCGATGATTGGGTCGTCACCCCCACTTGAGCTGATGCGACCTGGACTGCCAGAAACAGACTGCACACCTGCCGGTGGAGGGGGAGGTGCGTTGGCTGCTTCTACAATGCGTCCGAACTCGTCCACCTCAGCAGCCAATGGGGAATAGATACCAGGCACGACGCCTGTGGGGGAGAGGCCGATGACAGGGTCAGTCGGAGTGCCTCCCACATTGATCTCGCCTGGAGCACCACTCACCGAGTCTACACTACCCCCGCCTCCGCCACCTGTGGCTACAGGTGTTACTACATTGTCCTCGCTAAGATAGTACAGCTTACCTGTGAGTAGGTCAATGACAATAGGTGTCCCGCTCCTGTTCGAGAACATCGAAACAGGAGGGACACCCTTGTGTACCCTGACTCCAGGATCAGCCAGCATCTTTCTTAGCCTTCTCTTCTGCGGCTTCGTGTTGCTGTTGGGCAGCGATTTGCTGCTGCAGCTTCATGTAGAGCTGGAGCGACTCGCCGAGTGGCTGCTTGAGAAGCAGACTCGCAATGTAGTCCAGATCACGATCAGAAAGTTTGAGGTTCATATTATGACGCAAAGGTTGCACGGATGATGACGACTTGTGACTTGAGCAGCTTCACACCTGCTGCGTCCTCGAATATCTCGATCGTCAGGTTCGAGACACGTGAACCAAGAACAGACTGCGTGTTCGACCAGACTCTCTCCACATTCATCTGTTGGATCGTCCCTAGCGCGCCTGAGGTGGGGGCCGAACCTGAATTGAGTGTGGCCCTGATCCAACGTAGTGAACCAATGACAGTAGTAAGCGGGAAGAACCAGGCAGCTCCTACAGAATCAACTAAGACCGTGCCTGTGCCAGACCTTGTGATCTGACCGTTGGTCTGGAACCGTACTGCTGCACTTGTTGCACCACCAAGAGTCTCGCGCTCGTATGAGCCGCCAAAGTCAGTCTCGGCCCCAAGCGGGCCTGAGGCTAAGAGCATCTGGTGGATGCCGCTCATGACAGACCCGTACCTGAGATGATGCAGGTCGAAGCAGCGAGGAAGGTGATAGTTGCGACACCTCCGTTCAACAGCGTACGGTTGCCCGTTGCCCCGGCTTGACCGGCCCAGTACATGGTCATGCCAGCACCTTGCGTGATGAGCCGTGCGACACCTGACAAGTTGACCAGCGTAGTCGTGAAGTCTGGTGAAAGCCCAGTCGGGACCGTGATGTTGCCGATCGTGGTGAACTTCTTGCCATTGTTCGATTGGACAAGCGTACCTGACGCATCACCAAGATAGGGCACACCCTTGTAGCCCATCTCGTAGCCGGTGGCACCCTCGGTGATGACACGGTTACCGTCAATGCTAAGAGCAACACCCAATCCACCAATGATGAGGTTGAGGAAGGAACCAACAACGTTCAAGGGACCATACTGAGCAAGTACGGCGTTGTATGAGTTGAGAAACACAGAACCGCTAAAAACCTGTGCTTCGAAGGCAAGATCGCCCTGACCTGGCGTAAGGGCACGGAAGCCGACGGTGGAACGAACTGGACCATTGATAGCAGAGTCACCTTGGAAGTTGAAGGCGAAGAAGTCTCTGCCAAGACTGTGGTTGCTGAAATGCCACGACCCATCATTGAAAACCGTCTGCCGATACTCGACCACACCTGCGTTCGTGATAGACGAGTAGGGCTGATCATTGGGAACCATATCCACGAAGTTGCCACCTTCGGATACCCGAAGTGCGTGGAACAACTCCCATGCACCATTGAAATCCACAAGGCCTTGGAGCTGACTGCCAGTGACGAAGTACAAGCCACCGAAGCCAGCAATGGCAGTGCCTGCATGTGGAGTCATGCCAGCAAACAAGCCACCAGCGGTGATGCCATAGTTAGCAACAAGCACGCCCTCGATCAAGCTGGCATCTGAGTCAGCAATGTAACCCACGCGGCCTGCGGCGGGGAGATTGACCGGCTTGTAGAACTCGGCATATGTATGGAAGATGCCGAGAGTGGCTGACGCTGGATTGCCGAAGAACAACCCGTTGGCAACGTCCAATGCAACTTGGCCAGACCCAATATTGACGAAGTTGAGAAAGGCATGCAGGTGCGCTGAGTCATCCAGACGAAGAAT